ATGAGGCAAGTTTTCTTCGCTTTCTTTCTAGGGTGCGTCGCCACCAATCCGGTTCTTGCCGAGTCGTTCACGCTGGCTCGCAATAACAATGAGTACGTGGTGGCGGATCCGGCGGATGTTCCCATAGGCGGAGCCAAACTTTCGTTCGGATACGGCTGGCCGCCCTTTGACCCGATCAGCCTAGTGCAAATTCCTATCACTCCAGCCGACGAGGGCACGACCTGGACAATCACCGCGGACAATTACGCAGATTTCGGCGTCACGCCCGCCAAATGGCAAATCATTGAAGACGGATTCTTAGCCATTAACCCCAACTTGCCGCGGGACAGCTCTACCGCCTACTGGCACATCAAAAATGTCACTTACACCGGCCCCACTATCGGTCACCCCTTTCTTTGGACTGCCGTTGAGGGTGTCGCACCGGCCCTTGACGCCGACGTGCGGATTGACGAATTGCGAATGACGCTGCACGTGTTGGGCACCCCGGATCACCCCGTCCCGCCCCACACGGGCGGCGACGGCTGGTGGGCACAGGCCTCCTTTGCAATCGTCGGAGAAGTCGTGCCGGAGCCGTCCTCCGGACTTCTACTGCTTTTGGCGATCGTGCTCACAGCGAGTCGGCGGTCACATAAAAGAGCGTGACGCGCCAACTTCGCTGATAGCTCATTCCGTCTATTCGCTTGCCAACCGCACGGCGGTTGCCACCGGCAATGCGTCAATCCGTTCCGCCTGCGTGACTTCCATGAGCTGGTAGGCATTGCCCTGCGGGTCGACGAACCGCATGTCGGCCGTCAGCTCAAGCTGCTCGCCGAGCAGAATGCGATAGGTCGCGGTGGCGACCGGCGGCGTGGTGGTGTGGTCCACTTCCAGCCGCAGCGGTTGGATTCGCGCGGCGACGGCCGCCCGAATAGTCGTCCAGCCGACGATTTCCGGACCTCCGCCCGAGTCTTCCCACATCGCCCGCTGCACGTCGACGCGGTCGTTCAATTGATAAACGAGCGAAAGGTTCCGCGTGACGCACCGCAACCGCGTGCCGGCGGGCAGTCGCTCGATGCTGAGAATCGTGAAGCAATTGCCAGCCGCGTCGTTGAGCGTGTCACCCAGTCGGGGCAGATCGGTTCCGCTCGTCCACGGAAATTGCCAGACGACGTCGCTTTGCGCGGCGTGCCCCTCGGATGGCTCCGCTTCGCTGGTTCGTGACGAGTGCCGCCACGCCTTGGCGATGGCGATCGTAACGGGACTATCGCGACGCTTCAGCGTGATCGGCTCAGCGCCGTCGATGATCGTCGCGAAATCGCCTTGGACATCAAATTCCAGGCCCATCAGGTGACTCCTTGCGAACGAACCTCAAACGGAGCGCACTCGGCCAGCTTGCGGTCACACCAATCGATTGTCCGCTGCAGCGATTCGGCATACTGTTCCCAATGCACGCGTTGGCCGTCGAGCCAGTACGTCGGCTTAGGATCAGCCCGCAGCGCGTCGAGCTGCGCCAAAGTCTGGCTGCGAATGGATTCGATCTGCTGAATGTCGGTCATGGTTTGCTTTCGCGTTGAAACTGGTGTTGGGAATTTGAACCACCAGGCAGGAAGGGCACGAAGAATGTTTTGACAGGATGTACAGGATTTACAGGATGATCAATCCGACGTTGCGACAGTCGCGCGCATTAATCCTGTTGATCCTGTTGATCCTGTCGGAATATTGATCTGGCTTCTTCGTGTCCTTCGTGTTCGTCGTGGTTCAAAAGGTTTTCTTCAGCGTTAAATCGCTCGAATCTGAAATCGCACGATCGTTTTTTGCCCGCTTGCCGGCGTGAGCACGTAACGGACCTGATACAACGCGCCCGCCTTTGGAAATGCTTCGTCCTGGCTGACGTCAATTTCGTGGCGAAAGTTGTAGCCGACCTCATCGACGGTCCACAGCCCGCCGGTTTGCAGCGCGTTGAAAATGACGCTCGCCACTGTCAGGGCCAGGCCGTCGTGCCCAGCCACTGCGGAAAGGTTGTCCGGCCGGCACGGGTCGAGCTCGAACACCGAATACTCGATCGCCCCCAGGCCGGATTGCTGTACATTCGCACCGGCGCTGTCCACAATGCGGGCCATCAAAACGGCCGAGCCGTTTTTGAAGGCAGCGCCGTAAATATCGTTGGCTTGTGGCATGGGTTACTCTCCTCGTGTGAGTGTCACCTTGTGCGACAACTTGGCGCCGCAAACTATCCGGCCGCGGATAGCCCGACTAGTGCGCGATTGGCATCCACCAGGCCCGACGCCGCGCGGTAGGGAGCGGAAAACACGCGCGGCGGAAACATCTGCGGCACCACGGCCGGGCAAACCAGCGGCGGATGCTCGATCACGGTCGGACTGTTGACAGCCGTCAGGGCCGGACCCATGCCGCGGTTCAAATCCCGCACGAGGTCCTTATACAGCACCAGGTCGTGCAGCCGGCTGGTCAGGGCCAAGGGCGACAACCGCTTGGATAGCGCCAGACATTCCTCATCCGACAGGGCCGCGTTCCAAATGGCCGCTTCCGCAATGCGGCCGTTGAAGCTTGTATGCGTCGCCGGATTGAACGGATCGTTCGCGATGTTGCCGGCAGCATTGATGTTGATCGACGAGTGACTTGCGTTGTTCGTAAAGCTGACGCCGTTCAAATACAGCCTGGCTTGTGAACTGCTGATCGCCACGCAGGCGTGCTGCCAGACCCCGGCAGACAGGAACAGCCCGCTGGCGACCTGCCACTCGGTGCCTCCCGCGATGAAATATCGCAGCTCCCAAGCTCCACCATTCAAATGCAACAGCACACCCGTATTTATGCTGCCCCGCCACAGATACAAGGCCGACTCCTTGGCGATGACCGACGTCATGTTGATCCACATGCTGAACGTCACCGGCGGCGCCGTGATGTTCGGCGCCTGCACCGTGAAATACTGGCTGGAAGCGTTGACGCATTGGTAGGCCACGGTTATTGACCCTTCAATCGATAATTAAAGCAGGCCGACCAACGGGAGGCCGGAAAAGAAGGCGAAATCGCACGCGCGGTTATAAAGTTTTCCAATCAAACGTCACACAACCTCCACCAGCTCGACCATCAATAACTCCGCGTCGCCCGTCATCGTGTCGTTTGTCGCATCGTTCGCCACGCGCGTTACGGCAATACGAAACGCATCGCCGGCGGCCGCGGCGTCCAGCGCGCTGAGCGTTAAGGAATCGACGGTCAGTTTTCCGCTGGTGGCGCTCGCCGCGCCGGTCGCTTCAACGGCCGTTTGAAAATCACTCGCGTCCAGATCGGGCCCGCCCGCCTCTAACCGCTCGAACTCGACTCGCCAGCGGACATTGCCGGACGTCGCTGACGTCGCCATCCAATGCAGCTTGCAGAGGATGTTCCCGCCCGCGTAATGCTTCGGCAGCACCGATGCGAAATAGATCGATTCGTTGGTGCTGGCGTCGAAATCGACGACCACGCGGCCGTTTCTTACATCCAGCGTCGCGCCGGCCGACGCAGGCGGCGTGCCGCCGATCGCTTCCCAGACTGCTAACGTGATGTTGGGCATTTCCCCCTCCGCAAAAATGTACTGCCGGTGTGCGGTTTGGACGCTGCCCTCTGGCACATCGTCCAAACCGCGCCTTTGCCGCGTCCCCAGGCGAAGCGAAACCCTATAGAAATCGCTCGCTGCCCTTCGGCAAAGCACCGACGACCCGAACCGCGCGTTGTACTCCCTCTCCCTCCGGGAGAGGGTTGGGGTGAGGGAGTCATGCTGAACACCGGCACCCTCACCCTGCCCACTCCCAAGGGGAGAGGGTTCTAAATCGATTCCGCATCAGCCCGTGTTCTTGACGACGTACCGCGGGTTGAGCACGGCCGCTGCGCCTCGTTCGCTGGCTTTGAATCGCAGCACGATGTCGCTGTTGAACTCTGCCTCGCTGCCCAGCGGCGCTTGCGTGACCGTGATCGGCCAGTTTTCCATGTAAGCGAACGCCCGCCGGAAATCGCCGATGAACCACCACTTCTTGGCCGTGGCGGCCGCGACGCCCGAGGCGACGATCCGCCGGTACGTTAGCCGGCTGTCTTGAACGCGATAGCCCGAAAGCGGGTTCGCCGCGACCGTGGCCGTCGTCGATCCGGCCGCCGTGAACGTCAGCTCCGCAGCGCTGAATACCCGATGGGCGGCATGCCGATAGGCAGGCGTCACGAGCACGGTCGTGCCGCGAATGAGCACCGGCTCGCCCGTGTTCGGGTCGAGCATGTCGGCAAACAACTGCTCGGCCTTGTCCACGTTCGTCCAATCGACCAGCTCGTTGGTCGCCAGCGTGTTCACCCAGGGCGTCGTCGTCTGGTACGTGTTGTACGCCGTTCCTTTCCAGGTGAAGTTGTTCGTCACGCCGATGACGAGGTCGATGAGACGCTTTTCCTTGTTCAGACCCAGAATTTCGCCGACTTCCGCCGCACGGCTGAGAATCAGGTGCGTGCGGTCAAAGAAGACGGCTTCCTTGGTCACCGGCACGATAAAGCCGCGCTTCGTCGTCGACGGCGTGTCGATGTAGTCTTCGCCGAAACCCAGATGCGGATAGGGCATGCCGGGAGCGACCTCATCGATCGTGTCGCACACTCGACTGATGCCGGGAATTCTCTCCCCGTCAAGCCGCGTCGGGATGGTGTCGACCAGTTTTGAAACAATAAATGCTTCCTGGTTGTAGGCCTCCATGATCTTGGAATAGATCACCTGGCCGGTGACGTTGAGGAAGGCCGTCACGTCGACGCCGTCGTTGGCCTCCAAGAGTTGCACGCTGCCGGTGCTCCGCGGGTCGAGCAGGCGGACCCATTCGCGGCCGTCAGAAACAAGCGCCTCGGCCAGGTCGCGAATGCTGAAATCCTCGGGCTTCAAGTGGCCGGCGGCCAGCGCTTCGGATAGATGCGTTACAGTTTGTTCCGCGCCGTCCAGTTCGTAGCGGCGCTTCAATTCACGATATTGCAAAGTCACGATGATGGCTCCTTTGTGGAGATGTGAGTGAGAGAGTAAGTGAGTAAGGGAATAAGCCCCTGTCAGTCCCCCTCCCCTTGATGGGGAGAATAATTACCCCTCTCCGTCCCCCTCCCCTCGACGGGAAGGAGTTCGGGGAGGGGTGTCGTCGGGATCACGCCGCCGCTTGCGGGCCGCCCAGCATCACGGTGCTGACAATGTCGACCAAGACCCGCGTGCCCGCCGGGTTGAGCCGCTTTGCGCAGCGACCCACCGCCGCGTTGGCGCCTGTGACTTTGGCAACGGTCTGGTTCAATAGCGCGGTGCCGCCTGCGTTTTCGTCGGAACACATCAGATCACCGACTTCGAGCGTCGTACTCAGGGTGTCAAACTCAAACACGCCCGTTGTGGCCACGCGGATCGGCGTCGAATCGCCGCTGGGCGACGCCTGCATCGCAATGCCCGCAAACTTCGTGTGAAACAACTGCTGATTCGCCGTCTCGGTCCCCTGGTCGGCTTGCGCCGAGGCCGGCCGCGCATCGTCAGTCTCGAGATAGAGCATGTCGCCGATTTCAATCACAGTCGACGCATCGACCGGCAGCATGACCGGTGATGTGTCGCCATATCGCCAACGCATCGTATTCGACATAAGAGATTCTCCTGTTCTTGATTACCAAGTGATTCAATTCAATGTGTTCGCCCGTTACCGTCCGCGGATTGCGCTGGCAAACTCGGCGGCCGTCACCCACTTGCCTTGCGTTCCGCAGGCCCCGGCCGCTTGATCGCGCGAACGAGGCTGCCGTTCGCCGCGATTTCCCAGTGCTGCCCAATGCCGAGCGCTGCGCACCAACTCGGCCCGGTCTTCCACCAGTCGCCGCAACTGGGCATCATCTTCCGCGCCCAGCAGGCTTTGCAGAAATTGCTCGCTGAGAATGTGCCGGCGGGCCTGGCCGGTGGCGCCCGGCAGCGATAGGCCATGTTCCACCAGCAGCTCTTCGATTCGTTCCCGACGGCGCGACGCCGCGTCACGCGACTTCATCTCCTCAAGCTGGCTGCGAAGCTGCGCGAGTTCGGCGCCGCCTTCACGCTGCAGCGCGACCAAGATGTCCGGCCGATGAAGCTTGAGTTCTTCGATCGTCAGCGCATCCCACGGCTGTTTTGGTGATGGGGACAGATTACCGTCCTCTTGAGAACTTCCATTGGCTTGTTCGAACAGGCCCGCCGTGGTGGCCGGGTCGGCGACCAGGTCGATGCTCTGCACCTTGGTGATCGCCTCCACGACCATCTCATCGCCGCTCTTGGTCGTGCGGGCCAGCACGTTGTGCGACAGCCCGACATTTTGCGGCGCATGCTCGGCGTCCCACACAAGCTGCTCCGACAGCGCGTGCTTCGGGTTGAAGTGCAGATCGCCAAACAGCCCTTCGCCCGCGCGGAACTGCACCCCACGAATCACGCCCAGGCGGTCCTGATAATCGCGCGGCGAAAGCGGATGGCCTTTCGGATGATTGATGTTGACTTTCGCACCCTCGTAAAGGGCGGTCGCTTCGACGAGGCCGGCTTCGCGATATCGCCGGCCGTTGCGCGACGAAAGCCCGAGCAGTTTGACGCCGCGAATGACGCCCGCCTCGCGGTCGACCCGCAGCCGCAAGCTGCCGGAGTCGACGAATTCCTGCAATATTTCGGACATGAATTGCCTCGTTTCCTGGCTCGGGAGGGCGAAGCTCCTGCTGAGCCGTCGTTGATGGCTCGGCGGGAGCCTCGCCCTCCCGCGTGGTGCAATAAAAAAGCCCTTCAGAAGGTCCTTGGACCTTCTGAAGGGCTCGACTCGATAGCCGGTCCGCCGTAGCGGAGGCGACCTCGATGCGATACCAAAAAGCTATTAGCTATTAGCTATTAGCTATTAGCTATTAGCTATTAGCTATTAGCATTCGTCATTCGTCATTTAATCATCCTCTCCATCGCCAGCCGGATGTGCTGGATCCGGCCGTCTTGAATGGAGAGGGTCAAGCCGGCCGTGCCGTAAAACCCCCGCCGCGCGGCGTCGGCAATCAACTGCGCGAACGCCAATTCCGCCTGCTGCAGCTTATTTCCCTCAGGAGGATTCTCGACAACCGCTTGCATCATGGGCGTGATTATAACGCATCTATGGACACCTGTCTATTATCATTTTCGGCCAGTCACTTTTTCAGCAAAGTTTGATCCGCCGTGCAGCGCCAAATTCTGCTGCTCCTGGTCGTAATCGAGCCCCAGGTGCTGGCTCCACGTCTGAGGCGAAAGCACGCCGCTGTCGAAGGCGATGCGGTCGACCTGCGTCTGGCGCAGCTGGTCGCGGACGTGCAGTGACGGCGGATTGATCTGAATGTCGCACGTCTCGCAGGCCTCGCGCGGAAGCTGGCCGGCGGCGATCGCGTTCTCCACCACCCGCCACATCACGGCCCGGTCCTGCTCGATCATCGCGGCTTGCAGCCGCTCGAACATCTTCATGGCCGGTCCTTCGGCCACCATCGTCGACGCGTAGTTGGCGTTGGAGGCATCCGACGTGAACATGAACTCCGGCATCACCAGCCGCGCGGCGATCGCCCGCAGCTCGGCCTGCAAAATGGCCACAAAACTGGCCGCGTCCAGCCCCTGCGTGGGAAAGTCATATTCCAGGCCGGCCGGGGCGTCCAAGATCGTGCCCGGGCCGTACTGTGCAAAATGTCGCGTCCTGGCCGATGAATGGCCAGCCAGCGTCGCATCCGCGCCGTCGGCCACGAACTGCTCGACGCCGCTGCGGCTGACGCCGCGGTGTTTGCGGATGAGCGCGATCGCCGACTGGATCTCGGCCACGATGCTCATGTTGCGGAGCAGTTTTTCCGCCCGCCGCAGATTTTTGCGCACCGGCGTGTACAGCGGCACTCCCCGCCGGACATTGAAATCGACATTTGCGCGACGGTGCTGGACGTCATCGGCGTCGACCAGTTCGCCGTCCACGTAGTAGCCCAGAACGGTTTCGACATCGTGTGCGTCGGTCAGAACGCCGAAGCCAGCCGACGGATCGTTGGCCAATGCGGTAGGCGTTGCAATCTGGTCCGGCTCGATGAAACGCACCCGTGTCATACCTTCAGAATCGACAAAGAATCGCAGGAACGCCTCGCCGTCGCGGTCCAGCCGGCGGACAATCTCCTGCTGCCGCAAGTGCCAGCGGTTCTCCTGCTGGAAGCGGTCGATCCACTTCTGCACGGCCAGCGCGGCCTCGGCCGGCGCCGTCATGCCTTTGCAAATCGTCACATGATAACTGTGTCCGGCCCCGACGATGTAACTGATGCGATTCTCGTGGCCGTTGATCGCGAATTCGTTCGTGGCAGCCAGGCGACGGCATTGATTCCGCAATTCTGCGAGCTGCTGCTCCGTCATGGGCCCCGTACCCACGGAGTGCGGCCCGCCGGCCAGCGCACCCACCGGACGCCACCAGCCCCCCTCGCTGTCTTCAAAGGCCTCGCGGGGGTCGACGAAGTCGTCCCACAGGGCGTCGAACGCCTCCTGAAGCCGACTTTCCAGGTCCGTAGCAGTTTGTGTCATCGTAGTCTCCTGAGTAAACAATAGGTGTCAGGTGTCGGGTGTCAGGTGTCAGGAAGAAGGAGGAGAGGAGTAGTGGAGAAGTGGAGTAGCAATGACGTTCCTACTACTCCACTTCTCCGCTACTTTTACTGTCCAATCCTATCGACGTTGGTTTATTCGCAATGGGGGCAAGCGGTTAGACGCTTTGTAGTGGTAAAAGCGTGCTTCTTCGTTTCG